TACCGAAAACAGTGGTAAAGGTGAACGAACCAGTAGCGTAGTAGCGCCCCGTGACCATAACCTTACCACGCGCACCAACGGGGAAGATGATGTTGTTGTTACTCAACGTCACCCCAGAGGTGCCCCGAACCAAAGGATAGCCCGGGAATGTGTTTGGGAAAATGTTCAGGGAAGCACCACCAATGGTGCCAGCTCCAGTAACAGCGCCCTCAGCCACAAAATAGTCCATGTCCGTAGTCACATTAGATGTAACAATGGGCTTCTTCAACTCCACCTCGTAGGTAACCCAAAGGTCACCCAGAACTTGGTCATTAGCCTGTTGGCCGGATACCGCCACATGCGTTACACCAAGGTCGTACAACATGCGATTGTCGCCTGCTGGCACGTCCCTGGAGCGCACGTACTGTACATTGAAAGGGTTCTCGCGGGGATCGCATTCAATCGGGTGGCAAAACGCCTCAGATGGAACGCTCTCACTCGCGTTGTACTCATTCAACAACTCTAGCTTCTGACCCGGCGCAGTATCAGTGGACCGGTAAGAGGTCTGAATCATGACAGTACCAAGAGCAGGGTTCGCAGAAACTACTGTACCACTGCTAGGCACGTAATGGTAGACCATGCCCTTAATGCGGTACTCCTGGAAGGAGTTAGCAACCGCACTAAGCCACGGATAAGAGGCGGACAGACCAGGGTTGAGGAAAAAGGATTGACGGACTCGGAAGTTCACACTGCCCCGAATTTCCCCCACAAACTCCTTGTGTCGAATAATGACAGACTGACCGTTAATATGCATTGCGGGGATGCTCTCGCTGGACTTCAGCGATTGCACGATAGTGTTAGCACGCACAGTGTAGTCACCTGTTCCAAGCCAACGACTGAGGGCCGCACCGAGCGAAGTGCCCGCTTGCCGCCCAAGGTCGCCATGGCCCAGGAATGCACCTGCGGCACCGCCACCAATCCCGCCCAATACACGTAAAGCTTGGCCGATGGCCGAAACCTTGTCTTTTTGTTTGGTTTTCTTCGATTTGGAAGGCTGCACCTTCACGACGATTTGTTTCTTAGATTTTGCCATATTGCCTAGAGATGATCGACAATATTAACCCCCGGTAGCAGGCGCAAAGCGAGCCTACTTATAGTGTCGTCACCCACCTGTTCGATGCGCATACGCGACAGCTCGCGCTCAAGCACGAGTTGCACGTCAGGGTTAACCCCAAAGGCATAATAGAAGGACACCCGCGCGGCGTCAGTGAGTGGAGCGCTCGCGACCCCAATAGAAAGTTGGAGTTGTGAGCGGTTCTTAAACACCTCATCGCGAAAAGTGTCCTTACACTTAACCCCATGGCGCATCAGCATACCATAGTACGCAGACAAGACGGGTACACCCGAACACAGTATAGACCCACATTCACCAACAGCGTAAAGCCATTTCCTGTAGGTCTTGTGATTCGGGATAGGAACTAGGCACATGGCATCTTTCATCAGAGAGGTGCGCAAATTGCGCACCATCCTCCACCGACCAGCCACGAGCACAGGTCGAGTCTGGCAGAACTCAACCTGCTCAAAGATGTCAACAGTGGGCTCAACCGTGAGCTTGAATCCACGGACAGAGAACCAGCCAGGCAAAGCCGCTGTAAACCTGTCCGCATCACCACGCTCCATGAACACCACACAGTCATCCCCATTGTTTGCTAACTCAACTGTGATACCAACCCAACTCGCAAAGGCAAACACAAGGGCACACATTAGTATGCAGTTGCCTAAGCTAGTGTTGATGTCACCAGATGAACGTGTCCCACGAATGGAGAACTTCACTTTGCCATCGCGTAACCATGCAGTACCATTGTTACGCAATTGCAACTTCAACAGGCGTGCCAAGAAGGGGCACTGAGAGTAAAGCCATAGGTAGAATGAGTGCTCATACAGCAAGGCATACACACTAACGTGCATGTCAAACTTCTCAGCATCCAGCCCAATCGCCACAGGGTCTCGGAACCTATCCCACTTGGCTCTAAGGATTCCAGCGCTAACGTCTGCGTTGAATCCTTTAATCACGGTGGCCGGGGTCGCACCGCCAAAAGCCTTATTGATGGCACGGTAGAAATGCTTCTCAGCATGTTTCAAATACCGCGCAAGTTGAAGATTGTACCGTGGGCTCCGCGGGTTAATAACCCGTGGAGCCTTGTTGACGTCTTGTTTCTCGAACTTGACGAATGAGGATAACAAAGCGTCACCATCACCAAACGGCCTCCTGTTCAAGGATTCTAGTGCAGCCTCATACACCCGCCGCTTCGTACCGGTATACAAGGACACCACCTGGGGTGGGGTCAACCGGGGAAGCCGAGGCATGAAGCCACACACTGATTTCCTAAAAGACAGCAGACCTGGATGGTTGAAGGCACCGCGCGCTACCTTGAGGGGTTTCCGGAACCCCCCCGTCCCATCGGCGCAGAAGAAGTAACGCTCAGTGAGCGCCCTAACTACTGCATCGACGTCGTTATTGTAAACACCCAAGTTGTGACTGGGCGTAAACCCGTTTAATACGACGAATTGACGGGTTTTGGGTGCAAGCCCATTTCGAGTGACACACAACGTGCCACCCACACTTGACACACGAGCAACCAAGCTTGCATCGAGTGTAGCGCGGGTGCCTGCCACTCTAATCGGGCACCCTCAGCAGGCTATGCTAGCCGCTGGACCTTTATGGCCCAGCAACACACGCAACCAGCGGGGCAACCGACTCCTGGTCTGGCCAACCACGTCGAAGACGTCCTCAGTAAAGAACGCGTTAACGACATGTTGACGGTGCACGGCTTGATCAACATACCGCACACTCAGCCCTCGACACACGCGGTGGTACTCGGTATTAACGAGCAACACATTAGCATCGGTTAAGCTGAGTGGCCCCAAATGGGACTTAAGCAGTAGAACCATGTCGGCAGCGAAAGCCGGCACAATGCGCACTGGTGCCACACAGAGCGTAGCCGTCTCTCGCATGTCGTAGCCATTGGCTGCGACACCCTCCAGTGTTCCAGCGATGGTGGGATACCTATGCTGCAACATTGCACTCCTGATGCCCTTGCGAACACAATCGTCTCGCATTAACATCTCCGATTCTCCAAAGCAACAGCTCAGAGGGCCGCTCGTGAAAACTCGAGCGAGGGTGGCCCCCACACGCCCCCAGATGCCCATAGGGGCCGGGGGCGGGGAGGCCGGAAGCGTTGCATCCCAAGTCGTAACCATAACTTGAGAAAGGGGAGGGATGGACTTAACGCGCCCACTCGCCCCATCGAAAGACGGGGATAGTATTACCTCTTCAGGTAGCGGTAGCCCGCTAACCCAGACAGGCGGGTGGTTTGCTAACACCACAGACGCTCGTACCACCCGTCCTAGGGCGGTGGTTTGCTAACACCACAGACGCTCGGATAACGCCCCTGCTCTACACCTACAAGCCACAGCTAGAGCAACTTTTGTATCAATTACTGTCCAGAGCCTCGGCATACGCACTGGAAAACCAACTCATCAGTGGTCGGATGTGTACCACGCACACATCCA